TCTTCTTCTGTCTCAACAGTGAAGCTACTGTCAACTATAGTCTTAGCAGCTACAGCAGCTTTCCACTCCGAATCAACTAGTTGTCTTTCGCTTAAAGCCTCGTCAAGTGCAGCTAGATCAACTACCTCTCCTGCTAGATGTTTGTCAATAATCGACTGCCTATCTTCCGCTTGCTTCTCCATCTTAGCTGTCTGGACATAAGAGTTATCACCCACAGCTTGCTGATTAGTAACATGCTTCCTGATATCTTCAGCTTCTGGCGAGCCAAGATCTATCCCTCTTTGTAAGCTAGCTGTTGTTATATCTTCAGCAGGAGGAGTTTCCACTGGGCGTACAGGCTCATCAAAATTAATTGATGACGTATCTGAAGTATCTTGGAATAACCCTTCCATTAGGCTTGCCCTGTTGTTGAGCTTCCAAACTCTTGCGATATTTGAGCTGCCGCTCTATAGGCTTCAGCTGTGCCGAAATGCTTCATAGCGCTACCTTGTAAACGAGAAGCTGAATTTTGCAAAGAAAATAGCTGCTGGGCAAACGCTACGTTTGCTCCTGCTTGAGACTGAACTGAACCAGCCCCTCCAATAACAGCTGAACTACCTCCTACGTTTTGGCTCTCCCCTGCTTGGATTATTTGTGCCCTCGCTATTTGAGATTGCCTCATTTGCTCCCCTGCTTGTCTAGCTGATTGCAGTCTGTTAGATCTTTGCTGAACTTTCCTAGCCTTCTCTTGGTCTTTACGGCCCTTCCTAGACTCTGATAGCCCCAGTACTGACAAACCTACTGTTAACGCTGATGTCCCCATTACAATAACTCCATAAGATAAGTTGTATCTGTTTGAGCAATAATCATAAAGCCAAACATCATAGCTAGTTTTATTTTAAAATCTTCTGTTCTTTGTATATTGCAGAACAAAGGGACTCCAACACATTCTCTAATCTGGTTCAAATCTACTAACATTCTTTTATACACAGATGTGCTCCAGTTCCTCAGCTTTATATGACAAAACAAATTGCCTTCGCTTTCTTCTAGTGTAAGAACATAATCTTCTGTGTGTATTGTCCCAAACACATCCATTATATCTTCCCTTTTATAGACCATTGAGTTGTATACCCCAGTAATTTCATATCCTTATTAGCTTCCTGCTCAAACCTAATACTTAAGGCTTGACCTCTCCCTAACATCTTATTCTTTGTTGTGATAACTTGTTCCCCTGAATCAAAAGCTCCAGCTCCTGAAGGGATGTAAGTTCTTCTAAATCTATATACTTGTTGAGAAGGAGACCAACGATTGTTACCATTGGAGTTATTCCAGTCCCATTTAGCTCTCATCTTACAGCTAGAAGGATTATCTAATGTGAACCCTCCGCTACCATCACTAACCCAGTTCTCCTCTGTCTGGAGGAAATGAGTAGCTATATAAGGAGCTGTCTTCTTATTACTTGGCTTATTCAGTGTTTCGTACCCAGTCTCAATATAAGCGAGAGGGTAGTCAGCTACGAAATCTTGGAAGTCAGCATCACTCTTTCTTCCGAAGTCTAAGCTATAGTTCTGTGTAGCAGAAGGAGCACCAGTAACAACAACTACCTTTACTGTATCGAACTCTTCTGTACCTTGTGTAGTATTAACAACAGAAGCTAAGAACTTACCTGAAGCTTCTGCTAGTGTTGCATTATATTCTTGAGGCCATACACCTCCGCTTCTTAAGTCCAGTACTAAGGACTTATCATAAGCATATTTATATTCTGTAGCGCCTGTCTGAGTATCACTACAGTAGAACCATTCAACTTGCTTCTTTATTCTGTTGTAAGCTCCAGAAGCTTTACCTTTAGCAATTATATCTATAGCATTAAAGAAACTTTGCATAGTTAGTTCAATGATATTAGTAGCTTCAGTTTGACCGAATTGATTAATAGCTACTGAGTAGATACCTTCACTACTCCAGTAATAATGTACATCCCCAGCTACTACTACACTTTCTGGAGATATACACCCTGCATTTGTTACTTGAGTTAAACTAAAATTAGTGGCAGTAAAACCAGTATCAGGTCCACTAAGAAACCAAACACCGTTCTTACAATAGATAAGGACACCCCCTCTGAACTTCTTTAGTTGTACTACGTCAGTAGCATTGTCTATCTGAATAGTGCCTCCATCTGTATCTAAGAGGTCAGATAGCTGTTCTGATGTTGGGTCATTCTGTTGGTAGCAAAACCCTAGCTTATCTATACTCTCTCCCTCCATTACTTGTGAATAATAGACGTTGTTCTTTAAGCCATAGAACAACCTACCAGCTGCATATCCACAGCAAGTAGGTCTTTCATCTATTGTTTCTATTGGTGTTGTTAAAGCCATTAATTATTCCTATGGTAAGCTAATATCAGTGAAGTCTGTCCAGCGTCCTGCAACGTCACCACCACCATCACCTGATGAACCACCTGAAGTAGCTCCTGAATCTGAAGGAGTAGAGAGTATAGTAGCTCTATCTATATTGAAAGCATTAACTACGTAATGTCCTCTAGGAGCTGGAGTACTACCAAAGGTTTGATCTCTAAGCCACTCAGCATCAAAGATTAAATCTCCTGAACTCTCTACCATACCTACCCAAACAATATCAGAGTTAGCAGGGTACTCACCAGTCCATTGAGTGTTGTACTCAGCGATTGGGTCACTCTCTGTCTTGCTACCTGATGTTAGTCTTCTTTGTTTGTACCAGCCTTGATTATACAAGTTGTACTTATGGTCATCAGTTAAAGTGGAAGGTCTCTCATCTATCTTAAGACCATCTTCTACCCCTAGTATATCTCTCACTTGAAGAGTTAAGGTGCTAGCTGATACATTAGTCCCGTCAAACTGTAGGAGGGTTGGGTCAATCTGCTCTGAACATACAACAACTTTACCTTTTATAGTTGCGTAGTTCACTCTAGTTGGTTCTAGTAGAGCTAGTGTCCCTTTTGCTGTTCCACTTAAAGAACTATTTAAATCTATTCTTCCGTTGATTACAGAAGCGGTAGGGTCATCAACACCAGTATCATTAAAGAAATAAAGGTATCTGCCTACTTGAACAATAACTAAGTTAGTACTTGGGTCATTGTTTGCACTCTCCCATAGGTGTGAGCTTATTGCTACATCATGGTCAGAAGCATTTCTTGTCTCCGCTAGTCGAGGAAGAAGAGAAGTTCTGATACCCTTACGAGGTCTAATAACCTGTGGATTATAATCAGGCTCCATGTTCAATACATCTGGACTGAACTCTTGAGGGAAATGTAATAGATTAGCCTCTGTGTTCAACCCCTGTATTGGCAGGATGTACTCTTTGTCTCCGCGACTTCTCGGCATCTACTTTACACTCTTTCTAACTGGCTTAGTCTTATCTTTGAATAGATAAGCATTAACAGCATTCTGTATTTGTCTTGGGTCAGTCCATGCACCACTAAGTTCTGATGGTACTTGACCACCGTTAGTAAAGAATACCTCGTAAGTACTCTTACCTTCTGGAACCCTGTACGCAATAGTCTTTCCCGCTTTAGTCTTCCCTGCTACCTTATGTTCTCTGCTCATCTTCCGTAGTTCCTTCTTCTGTTTTCTAGGCCATCATGGCCTATCTGTTGTTTCTTTCTTGCTTTCAATATACCGATTCTTGCTTTCCTAGCTACACTAAAGATAGGTTCTTCTCTTAACATCTCACTTGCTTCTGATATTACAGCATTAAGGAAAGTTGGATGGAACCATTCAGGGAAGGCAATAACGTATGTATCTGATTGGACAAAGCTCATCTGCTCCGATGTTAGTATCCCACTCTTACTTGATTGAAGAACGGAGTCAACATCTGCATCAAATCCATCAAAGACTAGATGCTCATCATCGAAGTCAGTGAAATACTTAGGTGCTCTGTTATTGTATATAACCATCTTGTACCCACTAAAATCTTCTACTATTTGGGTATTACTGGTATTGGTACTTCTTCTACCTGCGTAGTCCAGAAAGTCCTCTGGCTTCATATATTCTATTTCTTGGTAGTTAAGAGTAGTTGATCCCGTTTCACCAGTAGTTATATTATACATAACTTTAGACTGGTTGACACGCATTGCGGTATCAGGGAGTCTTAGATAATTTGGTTTAGTTGAGTCAGCTAAGGATTCTAGCTGCATTAGATTTTCAGTTAAGCCTGAGCTAAATACATCGTTAACTAGGTCATTGAAAACCTTTTCAGCGATAGAGGCTAACTGTTGAGATTCAATAGTATCATCAATACTAGATACACGAAAACCATCTGTGGCATCCATGTAATGATTAACTACTGCAAGTAAGGTTAATTTAGCCATTATACACCATTGTTTTATAGAAGTCAATAGGGAGAGAGAAATAAATCCCTCCCCCATGTTTGCTAGACGATATATTCAACAGTTAATTCGAATACACCAGCCGTAACAGTACCACCAGTAGAGACTACAATTGAAGAAGCCTCTTGAGCTACAGCACCTGCACCAACTTGAGCACCATCACAAACGATGATTGCACCAGCGGTTAAGGCTGCTTGAGCTACAGCTGCATCAATACCATCAGCATCAATAGCGCCGCCGCCGTCTGCTTGAGAAGTACCAACGGTAAGAGTACCGGAGGTTCCTGCCATAGCAGTCAGAACTTTGATATGAGCTGATACAATAGCTGCACCAGATGGAAGGTTAGCTAACATTTCATTGTCAGCATCAACAGCAGGAAGATCATCATAGCTGAAAGAATATTTCAATTCCTTCTTTTTGCCAGAACTCTGAACTTCTCCACCGAACTTGTTGTTTTGTGGTAATGCGCCAAAAAATGTTTGACGTCCACCTACGCTTTCTAAAGCCATGTTATGACCTCCTATGAGTTATCAGTAATTAAGCAGATTAGAGATTCTGGTCTATATAGAGCAAATCCCCAGTATGCAGTTGATGACCAAGCATCACGCTTCTTACTTTCCTGACGCTCGAAAGCAGCAGTAGGTCGTTGGCGAATAACACCCATCATTGGTTTGCAGTCTTCATCAGCTACGCACATTGCGATACATACTTCTGAACCAGCTAGAGTAGCTACTGAATCAACAGTTTCTGCTGCACTAGATACAGGAAGTAAGTTAGAAACAAACACATCAAAGCCGTGGATGTTACGAATGAAGCGATGAGATTTAGCAAAGCCAGTCTCTAGTAAGCCTTCAAAACGAGGGCTATCAGCAACCAATACAGCGCCAGTAGCTAGTTTATTAAGCTTGTTCTCAGTCTTAGCATCAACGATTAAGATACGACCGTCTTCAGGTACATTAGCTTTATCGAAAGATAGCTTTAGATCTGATACAGCATCAACGAAATTTTGAGCTGTATAACCAGTAGCTAGAGCGATACGATGAGGCTGACCATTGATAGAGTTAGTCGCAGCAGCAGTCTGAGTAGAGTTAGCAGCTGCATAAAGCTCAGCTTCCATATCTTTACCGAAAGCATAAGAGCTAGCTTTAGTACGAGAAGCCCATAGACGATCTGCTGCACCGCCAGCATCCATCTTTAGCTTATCAGTTACATAGAAGCCGTCTTGCTTGTAGTCAGTTAAAGCAAGAGTGATACGAGAAGTATCAATTGAGGAGTAGTCAATATCAGAGTTCTCTGAGTAATCAGATACAGTTGCTTGACCAATTTGATCCACATTAAAAGTATCCCCTACTGGGAACTGTGAAGTCATGTCGTTCATGCCAACTAAACCAAGTAAGTTGTCCTCGAAAGATTCTTGTAGCATCTCTCCATAGATTTGTTGCTTGATAATGTTAGCACTATTGCTAGTAGTTTGAGCCATTTTTAAGTTTCCTTATTAGTTGTATTTAGCGCCAGCTCTATTGAGTGCGTCTAAAATAGTACTTGAAGTGATACGCTTTGAGTAATCCATATGTTTTTCAGGAGCTGCATGTGGAATACCTGCCGTATTAAATGAACCCGAAGGGGTTGCTTGATTAACAGGTGTTGAAGCTTTCATTGATTCAAGAAGCATCTTAGCTGTAGCGGGATTCTTAGCCATTTCGAATATGGCTTGAGAACTAATTCCGAGTTCTTTGGCTTTGGAGGCCATAGCTTCATCGGTCTTATCCCCGTATATTGCTGTTAGTTGCTCGCCTGTTTCTCTGAAGGTAGTTTCAGCTAGAGTTTCAGCAGCTTTTTGTTGCTCTGCTGCTCTTTGCTGAGCTAGGTACTCCTCCATCTGTTTAGTAGCAATTGCTCCGATCTGTTCCTCACTTACTGAAGGGGTAACTTCTGTAGCTTGGCTCTCTTGAGACTGTTGCTGTTGTAGCTTAGCGAGAGCATCGTCAATCTTTGTACTCTGAGCGACTTGTGCTTCTAAAGCAGCTAGCCTATCTTTGTACTCCTGATTTTCTTGCTCAATTGTCTTAATGTGACTATCCGCTGCTTCTATTTTAGTAGCTGCTGATGCTGCATTAAAACTCCGTTCGCCTACGCTAAAGGTCAACTGGTCAGTTGATTGTTGTGTGTTTTCTTGGTCTTGAAAACTCATGTCGTGCTCCTTCGACTATTCTAAGTCTTTTATTAATTGTCGGAGCTGCTCACGCTTACCTAAGCCTTTTGCTTTACTCCAACGGGTTTGAAACCATGTAGGAAAAGAACCCTTCTCTTCCTCTTTAATGAGCCTGTCCAGCTCACTTTGTAAATGTTCTCTGAGTAAATCAGCAACTTCCCAAGCTTTCCAGCTCTTGTATTGCTTCATCATCTCTAGCTTCTTCTCCTTATCTAAGGTAGTTAAGAAGCTTGGTACTTTAACTAACATCTCTATCCCTCTAGTTCGTTAGTAATCATCTGTTCTTCTAAGCTAGGTTGGCTAGCTTGCATTGCATTACTCTGTTCTACTTGATTCATTATCTGCTGAGCTTCGCCTTGTTCCAATATCTGAGCGAACTCTTCAAACAATCCAGTATCATGTGTCTCCAGTAACTCATTAACAAGTTCTGTAGCTCCCTTACCTGATGTATGCAAAGAAATAACTTGAGCTAAAGGAGTAGCAGATAGTTGAGTGAGAGTACTTAACATCTGATTCTTTCTAGCAAATCTCTTAGCACCTCTTGGTATCAGTACACCATTAACAGCTAAGTCTTCTTTAGTCACATTCAACATCTCAATAAAGCCACCCTCATTCTTATTAGGCACTTTAAAGGCTGAGCCGAAGTTATCATAAGCTAGTTCTATCTCAGCTCCTAGATGCTTCTCTAGTGAACTTCTTTCGAAATCTGCTGCCTTGTCTATAAAGCCTCTCATGCCTCCCTCAGTCAACGCTGTAACTTCCCCTAGGGTCTTCTCCCCTTGAGAGCGAAAGCCTGTTAGATCGCTTGGTAGGCGCGCTGCTGCACGTGCTGAGTGCTGTAGTCTATCTATATGTAAGTCAAAGCTAAAGAATTGTGTATTGATGGCTAGTTCTTGTACACCCCCTCCTTCTGGAGCTAGGTATGTCATCTGACCAGTCTCATCATCATACATCTCTTCTACATCTCCTTGATAAATCTTATCAGGGTAGATTAGTCTATCTAAAGCTTCACTCTTAGCATTCTCTCTATGGTTAACTTGGTAGTTCAATCCAATGATATTCTCTAATGGACCTTGACCCCATAAGTTATCAGGGAGCTTCTGCCATACTGACTGGAAGATATGAGGCTTACCAGTGCTAGTCTTGATAGTATCTTGCAGTAGCACTTCTTCGCTATCAGCTACAACTACTATCTGTGACTCATGCAGTTCAATATTCTCTTGGTCGTAAACATCCCCATAGAACCATAACAATTCAATGAACCCGCTTTGTATGTACTGTTGATAAGTACCAAAGCCTAAAGGAACATATTGCTCGTTCTTATCTTCACCTGCGTCTGAGTTAGCGAAGTTACCTCTACCATGTAGAAGCTTATTCACAATTTCCGAATCAAGAATACCTGAATCACCTCTCCGCTTAAGCTCACCTAGTGTAACTATCTCTCTTATCACCTTAGGGGTACAAGAGAAGTCAACAGCTGTAGGGTCAAAAGCAATGTCGTAAGGACTTATTCTTCTTACTCTAGGTCCAATATATCCGCCTTGCTCTCCTCTGCTCTCATTAGCATGGAACACTTGAGAGAAGCAATTACCGTAAGTTACTAAGTCAGAACGTAGCTTAGCCACTTCATCCGTATAACCATTTAGAGCATGTCTATTCTTTAAGTAAGAAACAATAGTCTTCCGTTGGTCCTTACGTGCTGCTAGAGCATCCATAGGCTCGAAGGTGAACCAATCCTCGTGAGGCATAACTACCTGTAAGAGAATAGCTTCTAAGTCCTGTGCTATAGCTGCTACTACTGGCATGTGTGTGCTATGTGTGAAAGCTCCTTTAGCATTAGGAAGGGAGTTAGTATCTGTAGCATATCTGTATGCTTCAATCTCTCTCCATTTACTAATAGCTGGGTCACGAGCTGCATCCCACTCAGTCCATAGACGAGTAACGAACTCCGCTTTCTCTGCTGGGGTTACAAAACCACCTAATGCTGTTGCTGACTCTCCGCTCATCTTCTTCCTCTTCGACCCCCGCCAAACCTACTAAGTTGTATGACGTTGCCTTGTTTCTTAGTTCCGTGTTTCCTCTTTAGAGGAGCTACACATTCTGATACTGCTATTGCTAATACATCCTTTAAATCATCATGCGGAGGCTTAGCTAGTTTAAGTTCTTCTTCTAGTAGTTTAGTTAAACCACCTTTAGTATGGTAGATGCTCCCGTTCCTATATCTGGAATGAAGGGCTGTTGCTACACGTTCTTCTTTCTTACCTGAATGAGAGACATGAGCCTTACCTTCTACTTCTAATCTACCACCTTGCCTTCTTATCTCATCCTCTAAGAAGTTCTTAATTATCTTACCAGCTGCATTAGTCTCTACTGTTATCTTCTTGAACTGCCAGTATTCCTGTAGTTCTATTATCTTCTCGTAGTAAACCTCTGGCTTATCTGTCTGGAATCTTTCTAGAGCTAGTACGTATATGTACCCCTCTTCATCTATTCCAACAACTGAGAGAGCTGTATAATCTCTTCTCTTAGCATTAAGGGAACTAGAATCAGTCCAAGCTAAATCAGCAGCTGCGTAGAGCTTAAGCTTA